GGCCCGCCAGATAACCGTCGAGCAGTGCCTTATCAACAAGCTTTAATTCTTCCTGCGTCAGTGTGATGTTCACGTTCATGTCTCTCTCCGTTGCTGTATTGTTTAAATAGTGGGTGCTGTACCATATGTCAAGCACAGCACCCTGATTTTTTTTAGAGCCGTTTCAATTCATACACCGTGTGGACACGCGCCCGTCTCCGCACCCGTTTGTCTCTCACCGAGACGATCTCTCGGGTGATGCCGCAAACATAGCGGCGTCCTGAGACCAATTGCCAATGCCGTCCTGCGACAATCAGAAACACACGTCCTGCGGTTCTGATGCGGCCTGATGCCTTGAGCCAACCCGCGAGGGTGGGCTTACGCTCGCCCGCCTGAAATATCTTCTTGGCGGTGATGCCGTTGCGTTCAAGCACGGCAATGATCTCCCAGTCATATGTTCCGGTTACCTTGGACCGACCGTTGACCGCTCTGATTTGCCGCGCCGCCTCGCCTGTATCAATTTTCAGAATTGATGACAAAACGGCAGGGCCACAAAAACGGTTCGTCGTCCGCACCACTGGGTGGATTTGCATTTTCTCTCTCCATGTTAAACAGCCGAGACAGGTGTTGCCCCCTGTCTTCTCTTAATATAATTATGCTGTACCATATTACAACCCACAATAATGCATATCAGTCATGCATTTTATGCATATCAAGCAAAAAGCAAACGACGCCTGTTGGGATCATAAAGCAGAGCATAATGATAAAATCAGCGGACATGTTTTGGTCTCCTTTTGTATGAAGCTTTGCCTCGTTTCGGTTTGACGATCCTCTGGCGGAATAACCGATCCGCCAGAGCCTTAGCCTCTGCGAGCCTCGTGAGTGGTTTGGGGCGTTTCATCTGTACCATATGTCAAGAGATTAAATTTCGCCATGGGTTGCGGTGTGTTCGAGGGTGTCGCGGTCTAACAGTGCGCCGTGCTTCACGCTCCAACGTCCCATTGCATTGTCATATTTGATCAGGCGCTTGGCACGATAAAAATTAAAAATATTTCTCGCGCTCTGATAGTCCAAATCGGCGATGTCCTGCACGATGCGGATGAAGCTTTCCTGAGCCGCGATAGAGCGGTTTGCGATGTCGCGCAGATGATCGTGTGCATAGGTCAAATCAGTCATGTCAGTCTCCTATTCAATCCAGTCTGTGTCTGTCGGGGTTGCATTGGCTTTGGCCCATTTACGGGCCTCCGCCAGTGTTTTAAAATCATAGCCAGTATCTGATAGCGTGAAGCCGAGGTCTTTAAAGACAAACCATTGGCCCGCGCCCATGAGGGTGATCACATAATCACCCTCGCGGTATTCGTGGCGGCCTTCGCCCGTGCTATTTGCTCTGTTGCTCAATTGAGCCTCCTGCGTTGCTATAGCATACAGATAGTGACCGCTGTACCATATGTCAAGAGCGGCCCACCCAGTCCGTGACATATTTGTTGTGATTTTTTATGTACCACTTTTCAATCACGTCTTCATCAACCAGCACATATGCGACAGTGCCAAGCACTTTGGCGAGGCGGGTTGAGACGCACGGTCCGCCGAGATGGCTTTCAACATAAATCACATGCGGCAATTCAGGGTGAATGCTATCGTCGGGCCACCGACGTTCTGCGTACTCAAAACGGAAACTGTGGTCCTTCTCATCAAATCCGCCCAATATGATAGGCAATTCGGACGGGACGATGCCCGCCAAGATTTGAGAGTGGACGTCCTGATTGCTGTGTTTTGCGTATGCCATTGTTAGTCTCCTCAGTTTGGGATGATGGCGGGGCTATGAACCCCGCCTGTTGTGATCAGTACGAGAGAAAGCCATTTGCCGAGCAGATGCCCACATAACCGCCTGTCGAGGTCGGGCGGGACATCAATTCAGTCAGATCAACCGCGCCCACCCATCTGCCCCATGCTTCATTGAAGAAAACGACATAACGGGCCGGCTTGGTGATTTTTGCGCTGTCGAGGGCAAAATGCACTGCCGCATCGTGCGCCATGTTCGCGGTGGCTTTTTCTGCCGCCTCGCGTGTCGCGTATGATTTGCAGGGCTTCGCGTTGGTGGCGCGGTAGTCTTCAATGCGGGAGGTCAATTCTGCGATAACGTCCATGTTAGTCTCCTGTGGTGTGTTGCTGTAACATAAACTAGTGATGCTGTAGCATATGTCAAGAGGCAAAGGCGGGATTAACCCGCCATCACCTGTGGACGTGCAATGATGGTTTGCTTGTTGCCATCACGCAAACCGTGATCCTTCACCGTAGCCTTAATCTCGCACGACCGTCCGCGCTCCAATTTTAAATCGGATGAGCCTTTATAGATCACGACATTGCCGCTCTGGTCTTCAAAGCCAAACACATGGCAGTAACCGAATTGCGTCTCATAACCCGTCACAAATTTAACCGTGAGGCTGAATATGTCGCGCTTGCCAATCTCGCCGATCCACTGGCTTGCGGCGGCCTTTGCGGCATATTGCGCCTGACGCTCTGCCGCGCCCGAGAGCGTGACCAGAAGCTTGCGGATGAGGTCTTCCTGCTTCGCCGAGATAGAGCCGTATTGCACAAGCTTGCTGACCACATCGCATAGCGTGTCATATGCGTTGCATGACGGGACGCTGATAGCACCGTCATAGACACCCCAAGCTTCCGACATGTTCAGGTCTGCGAGATACTGCATAGCCTTAGCCTTGCCCGTTGCGGCCTCTTTGCCGCGCTTAATGCTAGAGCGGAATGCGTCCCAATTGCCCGAGCCAAGCTTATCGGCGCAGTCTTCACCGACGCAAACATATGCGTTTGTCGGGCGGTGATGGAAGATGCCGAGATAGAGCGCACGAGCGCCGCAAACGTGGCACGAGCCGCCATGATCATGGAAACTGTATTGCCCGCCAGTGCGGTCCATGTGATCCGCGATCTCGCGCCGCCACATGACATTGGCATGCAATTCATCAGGGCTGTTGCCGTCATAACGGAAGCCGACAAAATCATAGTCAGCCGGAATAATGGCTGAAGGGCGGTGGATGTCATTACGCATATCAGTCTCCTATAGCGTGATTGCTGTACCATAAACTAGTGATGCTGTAGCATATGTCAAGCACTAATTTGCCAAGTGTGCTGTGAAATGCTAAAAATATGTTAGGCAATTGATATTGCTGTGTTTTTCTCTTTTCACCCGCATCACTGGCGATCACCATGACAGACGACATCCTATTAGCCGCCTTCACACCCGACAGGAAAGGCGCAGTCGTATCTGTACGGTTCTCTGATCTGTGGCGCAAAGCCAATGTAGACAGACAGATGAGGATCATCACAAGCTTGCTCGACATGCTACAGCGCGAACATGACAGACTAGCGGAAGAACAGGCAAAGCTTGCCCATGATCAGGATGACAAAATCTGACATGCCTCCAGAACGCAATAGGAAGGCTGTACAGCGGCTTTATGGTTCTGCGGTACTAGGTATCAAAAAGATCAGCCGAGGCCAATTTGCGGACAAAGTGAGAACATTGCATGTCTCAGGTTTAACCAATGCAGGAAACGCATAGCATGACTAAGCAAGCATTACCTAACGCAAACCGTAAGGGAAAGGGCAAACCCGCTCCCGCCATTGTCTTAAAGGGTGATGATGTCGCACTGCACAATGAACAGGTAAGACTGCAAGCGGATGGCAAGAGGGTGAAGCGGTTTACCTATGATCACATAGATGACGAAGCGGCAGATGAGTTCCTGAAGCGCATGTCTGACGGTAGGTCAATGCGTTCTATTTGTCAGGATAATGACATGCCCGCAACGCAGACAATCAGGGCGTGGCTTGCGCGTTCTTCATCTTTCACGTCCCGCTACATACGCGCCCGCGAAGAACAGGCCGACGCGATCTTTGACGAAGCGTTACATTTGGCTGACCAAGCGTCACTTGATCCTGAGTTGACGCATGAGAAGCTTGGCGCAGTCCGTCTCCAGATTGATACGCGGAAGTGGATTGCCTCTAAGCTTCGCCCGAGTAAATACAGTGACAAGCACATCAGTGAGATAAGCGGGCCTAATGGCGGGCCTATTCAGATGCAGGGCTTGGACCTCGACGCTATTGATCATGACCAAAGGGAAGCACTGGCTCACATGCTCCGCGCCATCGGTGCGACGCAGGACGGCGACGTGGAAGACCTGTGACCTATCGGCATGTTGCACCTGACGTAACATAACGTAAGCACATTACGTTACGCACCGTCATTATGTTACGTTACGCAACGGCATCGCGTTCCGTTACGAAACGGAAGAACATTCGTTCACCTTTTGTTCCCGTTCTGTTCCCTGTCTGTTCACGTTTTGTTCCGCTGGTGTTTCACATGAAACATATGGAGAACGGGGGGAGAACAAACCATGAACAAAGCCAGAACAAACCGAGAACAAACCGTGAACGACGGGTGGGGGTGGGTGGGTGGCGGGGGAGCCGCTAATAGGCGAAGGCCCGATCTAGGTCTTGATCACATCTATACCGTAACCCAAAAATCCAAAAACTGCGCTGTACCATACCCCCCCCACTAGGGCGCATTATCAATCCATCCTGACGGAAAGCCTTACCTCCCCTATATACCCTATGGCCCAGAAAAATTTCTCAGTACCCCGCTGTACCATATGCATTGTGCGTCAATGACGTATAGACTGGCCTTGTTATACCCAAAAGGCTAACTTGCGGATAATAAACCGTTATTAATTGGACACACATGGACACCGCCCTAATCAATCCATCCTTGGCGAAACATCTCTACCGAGACATTAAGGCTAAGGACTATGAGGAAAGCCTGTATGACTTCACATCTAGGGCATGGCGTGAGATTGACTCCGCAGCCTTTGCTGAAGGTGGCTTTGCCCTACAGGCTATGTGTGAGCATCTGGAGGCTTTGGCTGACGGTACACTCTCCAGCCGTAACCTGATTATTAATGTCCCGCCACGTTTCTCTAAGTCTACGATTGTGGGGACCATGTTCCCGGCTTGGGTATGGGCGCAGCGGTATAAGACGCCAACATTGGGGCCGGGCGTACAGTTTTTGTATTCGTCCTACAGCCTCAACCTTGCCATGCAGGATAGCATAAAATGCCGCCGATTGCTAGAAAGCAAGTGGTATCAAACCCTGTGGGGCGACCGCTTCCGCATGACTTCTGACCAGAATACTAAGACAAGGTTTCAGAATGACAAAAATGGCATCCGAAATATCGTCTCTGTGGGATCAACCACTACAGGTCTCGGCGGTAATTTCCTTATTGCGGACGATCCAAACAATGCCCTTGAGGCGAACTCTGAAGCTATCATTGAATCCACTATTGAGTGGTGGGACCGGGCGTGGTCATCCCGCCTTAACGACCCGAAAACGGGTTGCAGAATTGTTATCCAGCAGCGCCTCTCCGAACAGGATATTACCGGGCATATCCTCGAGAAGAACATCGGGGACTGGGTCCATCTATGTTTGCCAATGCGCTTCGAGACTGGGCGGCGTTTTTATAACGTGCTTGTGCCAGCCGAGATGAACGACGGAGAACCCGTCATTTGGACAGACCCGCGCACCGAGGAGGGGCAGTTGCTGTGGGAGGAGCGTTTTGGGGATGAAGAAGTCACACTCCTTGAAAAGACCATGGGTCCATATGCTGCTGCGGGCCAGTTGCAACAACGCCCTGAACCACAAGGTGGTGGTATTATCAAGCGCGAGTGGTGGCAGCCATGGATGCGGGACAAGTACCCGGCCAATCTGGAAATTGTAGTAGCATGTGTTGATACTGCCTACGGGGCCAAGGAGTTTGAGGGTGACTTTTCTGCATGTACTGTCTGGGGTGTATTTATGGACTCTGGTGAAAGTACTGGTATCGTTGGAACGGACGCTTTGACTGGCCGCACCGTCCGCCTTGACTACGGCGAAAAAGAATCGGAAGTGCCAAAGGTCATCATGATGCATGCTTGGAAGGGCCGCCTTGAACTGCATGACCTTGTCCAAAAGATTATGGCAACGGCAAGGGAGTGGAAGATTGATTACCTTCTGATTGAAAACAAGGCTTCTGGCATTTCTGTTCAGCAGGAAATCCGTCGCCTGTTTGGCTATGAGGGTTTTAGCGTCCGCATGCTTGACCCGGAAGGCATGGACAAGGTGTCACGCACTTACGCCATCCAGCATTTGTTTGCGGAGGGTATGGTGTACGCCCCCACAGACACCACTGGCGAAGTGTTCCGCGTGTGGGCAGAGGACGTGGTACAGCAATCAAGCGTGTTCCCGAAGGGCAAGAACGACGACTTGCACGATACTGTGGTTTACAGCCTACGCTGGCTGCGTAAGACTGGTATGCTTCAGCGTGGCTACGAACGCACCGCAGAACTCGCCAATGGTCGTGAGTTCCGAAGCAGCAAGGAAACGGCCCCCTTGTATCCCGTATAAAGTTGCGCTATACGAAATTTGTGCGTCGGGCGTCTCCTACTCTCCACCTACGCACCGCGAAGCTTCTGTGCGTGGTTGCAGCCCGTTGGGGGGCGGGTATAGGAAGCACCCCCCACTAATTTTGGAGAGACACATGAAAGTTTTGGAAGAGCGCGAGAAAACGCATGGCGACTTTGAGCGCACTGCTCAAGTGGCTCAAATGCTTAAGCGTTACATGGACGAAGCCCGTGGCTGCACAGACGTGCAGTGGGAGGCTCTTCACATGATTGCGTCCAAGCTGGCGAGAATTATCTGCGGTAACCCCCACGAAGAGGACCACTGGAGGGATATTGCGGGCTATGCAAAATTAGTTGCAAAAAACATAAAAAAAAGAAAAAAAACTTCCCCATAGACCCAAAACCGAACTTCGGATAGACTACCTATCCAATGACGGAGGTTCTCATGGGTAACGTAGTGGCGTTTGGGAAAAAGGTTGAGGCGGTTCAGGACGAAGGGCCGAAAGAGTCAATCAAGACCTTCGTAGAAGAATTTATGAAGGCTGACTTTGCAAGTCGTGCTACCAAAGTCTTTATTGTAATTGAAGATGACGAGGGTGAAGAAATGACCGCTAGCTTGAATTACTCGGATATGGAATTGCTTTGGCTGTCTAAAGAGATTGAATATAATCTTTCGGACGGCTTTTAATTAAATGAAATACATCATCTTTAAAATTGCCATTCGCGTGGCTATGTGGTCATGCTATTGGGGATTTACATACGACTTCCTTGTGCAAGCATTAAACTATGAAAAAGAAATGAAAGGACAAATATGATGGATATTGTTGAACGGTTGCGTGAACTGGATTTCATATATTACCCAGACGATGCCGCTGACATTTCAATAGAAGCCGCCGACGAGATTGAGCGGTTGCGGGGAGAGCATGAAACTGTTTCAAAAATTGTTGATGGCATGACGTTGCATTTTGTTGAACGAGGAAAAGAGATTGAGCGGTTGCGGGAAGCGTTAAAAACCTTTGCAGAAAAAGTAAGGGAAACAAACGATGGGATTGATGAAAATTGGGCCAAGACAATTTATCCATTAAAAGCAGAAAACCAAAGGTTGCGGGAAGCGTTGAACGCAGACAGCCAGACAATACGCTTGCATCTTGGTGAAATGACACAGCAAGAAATGCGAACAGTTAAGGCGGCATTTGCGTGGGTTCTTTCCCGTGCCGCACTAAAAGGGGAGTGAGTGATGGATATTCTTGATCAATTAAATCAGTTGCATCTTGGCCCAGAACAGTATGCTGTTGTTCAAGATGCTTATACCGAGATTGAGCGGTTGCGGGAACAGGCTAAAAAAGATTGGGAACGAAATTTTGAATTGATGAAAGAAGTTGGCGAATATCAACTTGAAGAAAAGCGGTTGCGGCAAGCGTTGAAGAAGCTTTCATGTAATTGCGCCTCAAATTGCGATCTGGAAAGTGATGATATCTGCCCGTCGTGGATTGCCCGTGCCGCACTAAAAGGAGATGAGTAATATTCTTTACACAATATGCAAGCAATGTTAAAAAATACAAATCAAGGTGTAGCGCAGTCTGTTAGCGCATCTGCTTTGGGAGCAGAGGGTCGTAGGTTCAAATCCTACCACCTTGACCACTTCGGGGAAGTGTTACGGTAGCATCTCGGTCTCCAAAACCGATGGCGTGGGTTCAACTCCCACCCCCGATGCCAATGCTGGATTAGCACAGTGGTAGTGCAGTCGCCTTGTAAGCGGAAGGTCGGAAGTTCAAATCTCTCATCCAGCACCAGTCGGATTAGCCCAACGGCAGAGGCAACGGACTTAAAATTCGTACAGTGATGGTTTAAGTCCATCATCCGACACCAATCCCACACAGGAGTATTTAATCATGAGTTTTTATACCGACGTGCTTGAAAAAGACCCACGTTTTACGTCAACAGACACAATTAAAGATATGGCGCTGCTTGAGCCGGGTACTCGTGCCGCTATGCAGAAGCTTATTGAACTCGCCAAGGCGCAAGGACACGATGTCCGTGTTACAGAAACATACCGATCACAGGCAAGACAGGAATATGTTTTCAGCCAAGGTTGGTCAAAATTGCAAAAGGTAGGATGCCATGGTTACGGAATTGCTGCTGATTTGGGCGTCTTTATTGGCGGCAAGTATATGGGAGACAACAAACCGTATCTTTTTTTGCCGGAATTGTGCAAAGAAGTCGGATTAATTTCAGGAATTGATTGGGGTAACCCAAATATTCCGCATAATTTTGTTGACTCCGGCCACGTTCAGCGTATTCCTGTGTGGCGGCAGAAACAGGTTTTCAGTGGAAGTTGGTATCCGCCGGAACACTACAACCCGTATGAGGACAAAATCAATGACGGAATTGCTGGCGTTTCTTGAGAACCACTATGTAAGTCTTTACATTTTGGGTCTGGTTGCAGCATTAAACACAACGGTAACAAAATGAAGTATCTACATCTTGTATATACATATCAACAAGAAACAAAATCTTGTTGTTAACACTTAAATAGGAATTAGAAATGGAAACTATCGCAGTATTTATGTTTGCATCCGTTGCCTTTTACGGCATGGTCTTGCTTGTAAGGCACTTTTTCCCAAATTGGGAACAGAGCCAAGAAGACAAAATTTCAAATTACGCTCACGAGCGTATCACTGACTTGGAAGGCGAAATTGCTGACCTCGCATCAAAGTTTGGCCTGAAGCGTAGTTACGACATCTTCACTGGCGAAACTACTTTTGTGCCGTCCGCTACTCAAAACCCTACAAAATCCGCGTCGTCAGACTTGACAAGCGGACAGCCAAGCTAATTTTTGGGGGATAAGTCCCCCATTTCGCGGGTGTAACTCAGTGGTAGAGTGTCTGCCTTCCAAGCAGAATGTCGTGGGTTCAAATCCCATCGCCCGCTCCAATGGAACAGCGTAATGGCTTACACACTTTTTAACACACTCTCAAAGATGCAAGAGGCCATAGATGAAATAGTTAACCAATATATTGAGACGTTCAATCTCAATAGAGATGACAAGAAAAAATTTGTTGACGATTTTAAAGAAATATACAAGATACAAGAAATGAGTGAAGAAGAGGCCAAGATAACCTTGGCTGACGTAGAATATGTGATGATGCAAGTGGAAGAAGAAGCCGGAGCCGAGTTTCCTGAAATGAAACGTTGGCGCAAGGTTGTGGAAGAACTTGGTTCAATTTTGCGTATAGCAAAGTCGCACGAAGCCTCTGCCATTAAAAGGCTGGAAGAAATAATAAAAATGCCTGTTAAGCCCGAGCGGGTTATTAAACCGCCAATTTGGTAGAGGATTGTGATGGAAGAAACCATTGACCTTCAAGAACATATGAGAAAAAAAAGAGAAGAGGCATTCCGCGAAGCCTTTGAGAGGGTCGGCATGGCCCTTGACGGCATAAGCATGGATGTAGTTCTGACAATTCTGGCTCATACGGCCCGCAACTGCGTGGCGGGTATGAATGAGTTTAACAGAGAAAAAAACATTAAAATCTTTGGCGACATCATGCGTCTTTCAAATAAAGACATGGGTGTTCCGGAAGAGGGTGAAGAAACCCTCCAATGATACGGACGGGTAACTTCAAATTTGTAAGACACCAGCAAGTAGACGATTACCATCGTTCTGGCTGGATGGTTGTAGATAATCTTGGGCCAGTCCACGGAGCGTGGTCGGTCCTCATGTGGAGATGTGACTGTTATGAAAACAGCAGCAAAGAAAGTGGCGACAAAGCCATCCAAGAAAGCGGCGAAATCATCAACCGCTACGAAAAAAATGACAAAAAAGTCATCAAAAGCCGCAAAAAAAACAACAAAGAAAGCATCAAAGAGGGCCGCAGAGCAATCTCAGCCTGAAAAGGCCGCTGAGATCATCAATGCTCTTTGGCACAAGGTTGGTGGCGACCAAAACACCGTCGAGTACAAGGCGGCGGCCATGATCTATAACCTTGCCTATCAAGTCGAGGAAATGGAAAAATTCATCACGGATTGTGTTGACGCGGTGTCAAACGTCCTTGTTGAAAGCCTCCAGCGCATGGACAAGTAGGCAATTTTGCATAGCAGGGTTGCATTACGAGCAATTTCGGTGTATGCAAATTGTATACGACGGAGGTACTCGTATGCATTGGAATCATCGTGTAGTACGCCATCATACTAAAAATATCATGGGTGACCCGGACGTGGGGTATGCCATTCATGAAGTTTATTATGATGATGATGGTTCTATCCGGGGGATGACACAGGACGCTGTGTCGCCCTACGGAGACACCCCAGAAGAACTTAAAGACGACCTTGAGCGCATGCTTGAGGCGATTTCAAAGCCCATTTTGGACTTTGATGATGCGGATTTAGACGATTAATTTGCCGAAAAGCGTCCCGTAAACTATAGTGTGTTGACTGAATTTCAGGATAACACACATGGCAATGACGCAGGGTCTCAACCCAAATATCCGCCTCAATCAGGACCAAGACCCGTCCGCACCGG